TGGATGTCCGTCTTCTGCATTCACAATTTGAATCTGATGTTTGTTATGAGTGTCACCTACAGATCTACCCCAATTGGTACCCGAAGCAATATCCTTAGGTAATGTAGTACCCCATGGCATTTTGTAAAGTGACTTGCCGTCTGCTAAAGCAGGAACACTGGCAATACCTAACATGAACATGATAGCAAGTGTGCCACCCACTGTTAGGATTGTTAATTTGATAAATTCAATTGTTTGTTTCATTTGTACCTCTCTGTTTATTCTTTATATTAACATATCCTAGGATCCTGTCAATCCTTTAATTTCTCGCATAAATGCTGACTCTTTGTGCATCTTTTTTGTGGCATTCCCTATGAATATTCTTAGATCTAGGACCTCTATATCTTCTAACAATAGGTATTACTTTTGCAATACGATCTATAACTTTAATATTCTCTTCTGTTAAAGGAATTTGTTTTGCTAGACTATTTTCTTTGCCAGAATCATATTTTTGAAACCACTCAGCTAATTCCGGAAACATAACAAACTTCTTAAGTTCATCTATCTTAATTGTTTTTTTCTTAGCTAAAGGTGGTTCATAAACATATATTGATCTAATATTACCTTCATTTGGGCTAGGATCCCAGTCCGGATCATATTCAAATTCTTTACGAGCTTTGAACTTCTTTTCTGCTTGGTCTTCATTGGGTGCCCAAACAAAGCAACCTGCTAGACTATCTTTATATCTGTAAATTATTTGGTAGTTCTTAGAACTGTGTGTCATTTATTCCTCTCTGTTATTATTAATAATAGCACATTAGTAGATTCTGTCAACCGGCTTTTTTTACTCAATTAATGTGGCTAAAACGTCATGGTGAGTGAGACTCGGTTCACCATTAAATTTGTAGTGATAGGTAAGTGCATCTGCACAAACAATGTTCTTCTCTACAATATGACGCAAATCTTCCCTGCCGCACAACAGACGTTCTCTACACAAATCAACATTGTCCTGCATTAGATCCACACCATATAGAGTTCTTAATGCTGATTCAAGAGAATCACCTGGTGGGTCTAGACCATATCCTTTTTCAAGTTTACGCATTAACACACTTGCTAGGAATTGTCCATCACCACAACTTGGATCGAGAAATGTTTTATTAAGTAATCCGCTTAACCCGGACATTTCTAATTCAAATACTACCTCTTCTACCAAATCAGTTGGTGTGAAAACTTCGCCGGTGGCCTTAACACGAACCTTCTCGCGGTCCACTCCACTCATGTACTCTCGACCAAACAAATGTTTACGAAAAGCATTTAGCTGTTTATCACGATCAAACATTGGCTTCTATGTACTCAATTTCTTTTTGACTGAAACCAAAGTACTTGTAAAGATCTGCATCATTTAATATTGATGTAGGTACCTTTGGTAGTTTTCTCAAATAGCCTGGGCTAACACCATCTTTCCCTCCATATATGAAATGTAAAAATTTAAACAACGTACTTCCAAATAAAAATTTACAATGAGCAATGTCCTGTGCTTTTATCTTAGATGCGGTAAATTTTTTTGACGATGGCATTTTAGATCCATCTGATACTATCACTGAATCAAACGCAATATATTTTGACCTAGGGTAGCACACCGCTGGAGAATTCGATGCATTGATATCTTGAAAGTCAAACCAGAAATTCTTCTTAGCCATAATCTTTTCAAAAATTGAATAAGTCAATGCATTTAGCCAGTAAGGTAAAAAGTTATACTTTGAAAGATCGATTGAAAAATTTTGATCTTCGGATAAAATGTTTGTTATTTTCTGTCTAGGTACTTTGTTCAATATAAAATAGTTTGTTGATTTATCTACTTTAAAATGTTTATTGGTATCTGGATTTATTGCTTCAATTTGCCAATCTCTTAACTTACAAAAATTAGAAGTAGCACTAAAGCCTTTCTGTGTTGCTTTACCATTCACCCAACCTCTCGACGAAACCACTGCCAAGTATCCTCCTGGTTTAACTTTATCTAGAGCATTTTTTATATGAAACCAGGAAACAGAATTACCGTCATCGTCCTGGTATGGAGGATTTGTAAGCACCACATCAAATTTGATTGTGTTATCATCAATTTTCTTCATAAAATTTATTATCCCTATTCTTTTAACTAAATCCGTTTTGTTAGCATGATCGGAATAAAAAGTTATATTACCGATCGGCACTCCTTGATTATACACTAAATCTATCACAAATTCAACATTAAAAAGAACTAGAATCTTAGAACTGTTGTTTAATTTAAGATTAGCACATATTTCTCTGACTACAGTAAAAGAAGTCCTGTTTTTATGCCCTCCGTCAAATAAGTTAGGTTCGTTATCTAAAAACTTTTCAAATGTTTTAACTTTTAAATTTGTTTGCACTTGTTTACCTTTCTGTTATAGTATTAATATATAGGATAATCCAGATCTGTCAACCAATAAAAAGTTCCATAATATGGAATATTTTTAGTTTCTATACACCCATTTCGGCTCTGAAAACATTCCAAAATGAGTTGTTTCCATCTAGCAGACTTGATAGCTCTTTGTACCCAAGTGTTCTAACTCTACCGTGATACATCTTTTCCTCAAGGAATTGGTTAAGATCCTTGGCTGTAGTAAGAATAAGCATATCCGCATCTTTGTACTTTGGATTAGAAGTAGTGGTTGCTACGAAATTACTGATAGAATCTTTCGTCTTAAGATCTTCCATAATGTTTGATCTAAATTTACATTGGATTGTCACTGGTTGACCATTGTGAGTTATACCGTAGCCGTCTATACCAACATCTGGTCCATCGAGATTCGAGCTGTGTGGTCTGTAATCAACTACGTTCACTCGCCTATCGATAGGCGAATATTTGACAAATACTTCACACATAGCCTCAAAAGCCATTCCTTTGTATTCATCAGCGGTCCAACCCTTGTGGTGATCTTCTTCAGACTGTTTGTTCACTCGATTCATGAACTTTGATAGTGTGTCAACACCTTTCAGTAGTGCTTCAGGATCATAACAGGTCCATCTAAATCTGTGCTTCATTATGCAACCTCCTTCATTAATATGTCAAACTTCTTATCAACGTTGTTAGTTGATGCTACCGCTAACAAGAATTCATCTTCTTCAATCTCGTGTATGATCTCTTCGATAAACAAAGATGAAAAGTTGTTCTTGGCTTTACCATACGCATCATCAACTGAATCATCGTCTCCTAGGTGTTTGTTCTTGCCAGTCTCTATTACCTGCTCGGCACTGATGTCAAACCCTCCTAACCTCATATAGTTCACGATCTCTTTCACCCTTGCTTTGTCATCTTCGTCACCGTTGATAACTGGCACAGATACCCAAGCCTGTGGCTTCTTGCTAGGATCGGCCTTATAAGGTCTAACTGCTCTACCGATAGTCTGTAATAACTTGGCTAACTTCAAGTTTCTTAAAAGTGCCACGCCAGTGATACCATCGATATCAATTCCCTCACTTAAGATGTCAAAGTGAAATATCAAAGCATTTTTACAGTTTGCTAACTGTTCTAAAAAATCTTCTCTCTTGATCTTCACACCATTTATCCTTGCACCTATCTTTTTATCTGATATGATAGTAAAGATGTCATGATCAGGAAAGTTAGTCTTCATCTTTTTCAAGTTGTCTTCAATAGTTTTAACATCATCTGTTCCATTCATAGCAAACAGTATCTTACTGAATCCCAAAGATGGTCTTGTCAATTTGTCTTGCTCTCTTGCAATCTCTGAAACTTGGTGAATAATGCTGTCGTCTTTCTCACCTTTCGCTTCACCATACATAACGTGAAGTCTAGGAGGCACTATCAATCCTAGCTTGATCAACTTCTCAGGACTAATGTAAAACAGTCTTTCGCCAAAAATAGATTCGTTGTTTAATCCTCGACCTTTGTTGCTGGCTGTGAACTTTTCAGTTGCTGTGAAAAACAATTTAACTTTAGAAGATACCTTCTGTACGTTTGCGCCAAAGTTCTCTGAAACACAATACTGACTTTCATCTGCTATCATTGTGTCAAAGTCAATTCCTTCTAATCTACCACAACTGTGGTAAGTGCTGAACACAATCAAATCTTGGTTGGCCTTCTTGGCTGTGTCATAGTTTTTTAAAAGAACCTTTGGCTCTGTTGTGTTAATTTCTTTCCAATCGATCTTTTCATCTTCTGGTTCATGAGTTCCCGAATGGAATGCTAGAGCTCTAAAATCATATCCTAGACACTTTCTAAACTCATCTACTAATTGCTTTGCAAGTATAATTCTAGGAACAAGAACTAAGTGTATTCTATTTCTTGACTTATCTTTCATTTGGTGGCCTATTACAAATCCTTCTATGAAGGTCTTTCCACCACCTGTAGGTATCACAATCCTACCGGAAAGCTCTCCCTTACCTTTTTCAATCTTAGATTTTATCTTATCTAAGCATTTTTCTTGGTGTGTTTTTAATACTATCATTTGTACCTCTCTGTTTATTCTTTATACTAACACAAAAGGGCGATATGTCAACCGCCCTTTTAAAACTTTTTACAACTGCTAGTTGCTTTGTGATTCGTTGATCTGTTTGCCTAACTCGTCACCTGCACCACAACCTACAACTGCTCCTACGATTGTTGCAAGTGTTTTACCTGAGCCTGAGCCTACATGGCTACCCAAATATCCACCACCTACACAACCGGCCACAGTAGAAATCTGTCTCACAGATTTATCTGACATACTGCCAGTGGTTGCACTACAAGCCGACAAACCGATTAGGGCTACTAGAGCCAATGCCAACTTTTTCATTATTGTGCCTCCTTATTTGTTTGTGTTGCTAATGCAACTAAACCAAAAAATATTGTTCCTAAGATTGAAACTCCTGCAACTGCCCATCTCCACAATGCGTTAGCATCTTCCGGCATACAAGCACCGCCACAATCTTCTAGCACTCCTACGCCTACTAAAGCACAGAAGAATACCATAAAGATTGAAAAGTATGATATAATGTTTTTCATTTGTACCTCTCTGTTCATATTATTAATATAGCACATTTTGGAATTCCGTCAACCTCTTATTTTGTTCCATGACATGGAATAAATTTAAGGGCAATAAATGAATACTGCCCTTAAATCCGAAACAGTTTAACTGAGAGGTTAGTAACTGTTTCTGTCGCATCATCTTTGAAGAGAGGTTTTGATTATGATGCGAATTTTGTTCCTGTGTAACCTGGTTGGGCTCCACGTTTCATACAAGTCACTCTTGCCAACTTTTGCCAATCATCTGACATCTTTTTCAAGTCTGCAAGTTTAGTAACCATTCTTAATGAAATCTCATTTAGCTGATCTTTGTGATCTTCCATGAACTGTATAAGGCCTTGACCTTCTTGTTCAGAGAAGCCGTATTCTCCCAGCATGTTACCATCTTTGATAACTTGCTTACATCTAAGAAACTTGTCTCTAGCAGAGTCCATTGTAAGATCCAAGTAGTGACATCTTGACATGATCGCCGCCAAGTGATCTTGCAACTTCTTAGACTTCACATAGTTGAACTTGATGTTTGTGATCATGATCACTGAACCTCGATATTCAAATCTATCAGGCACACCTTCATGTGCAAGTACTCTAGACTCTGAGTTCCAACTGATGTAACGTTTCTTACTGCTGTCCAAAGCCGCTTTCAAGATGTTAAGTGATACATCATCAAACAGTACTGTATCACAATCGTCTAGCACTAGTATGTTGCCTGGGTCTGAAAACTTGTACAACTTTTGATAAAGACCCAGTGCTGACATTGAACCTCTAACAACTTCAAACTTGGGTGGCACATCTGCCATCTTGTTAAAGATGTCCGAACGGTTCAGTTGTTCTTCAACACCGTAACTTTTACCAACACCCGGAGGTCCGGACACAATCATTGCTCTAACGTTGCCTTCTTGTGTTGCCTCTGTCATTTGTGTTAACACCTCGAACCTTTCACGTATACGTTCGATGGCTTCTTCATCTGTTTCTGTTACAACTTCTTTCTTCTTAGGTTGTACTCCATCTAGCACAACATAGTCTGCGTCACGTTGATCAGCAACACGTACCCTAATTGGCTTAGCCGGAAACTCTCCTTCTGATGCTGTGCGTCCATCTACTAAGAAGAAACCGCCGCCCTTTTTCAATGGGCTCCAATCTCTGATCATTGTAAACACAACATCTTCAACCGGTTGGTCGTTGTAAATACCTGTTTTAATTTTAACTGCGTTTGCTTTCATTTGTCCTCTCTTCGTTTTGTTAATTTGCAATTGTTAATATACTAACACAGATCCATGATTTGTCAACCGCTTAGATAATTCTCTAATTTTTTTATCTGCGACCTCTTGGATCCATTTGTTCTCTTTGTTTCTGTCTTTCCAAGCCTGCAACCTTTTGGCAATTGCTTGTGCTTGATCTTCTGTTAACATTTTTTTCATATATACCTTCACTGGCTCTAATGAGCCAGTGTCCCATCGTTGTTCATGTACAGTGCACCTGTCCACTTAACAATGTAATCTCCAAAGATATTTCCTCGAGGAGCATTCAGTGCCGGGTTGGCCCATGATGCCGCTTTAAGAATATCTCCTTGTTTGAACTGCACACCTTTAGAAGTTGCGAAGTCTGTTTTAACAATAAATGAATGAACAGACTTTTGTGTTCCGTGTTTGGTTGTAACTTTGATAAACTTTTTACCAGCACTAGTTTCAATACCTTCACAAAACTCTTTGTCCATGTTTTGTTTCACAGTATCATTTTTACTAGCACCTCTCCAACCAATGTAGTCTTGCTTGATCTTTTCGATATAGTTGTTTAATTGTTCTTGCATTTACCTCTCCTTGTTATTTTAATAACTATAGCACATCTTTGGAATTTGTCAACCTATGCTGTTTTTTCCAATTTATAAGACCTTTTTAGGATGCCAATGTGTTCCTTAACTGCATCAATCATCAAAGGCTTCCATTGTGGATTGTCGTAATGCGAATAAAACCAAGTGCCTACTGGTCTACCCAAAAAGTCTTTGTCGCCTACATTTTTCATCAAGTAAATGTATTCCTCACCCGATCTAAATCCGTTTTCCAAATAATCGTTTTCGTCTTTGTAAACTCTATACTTGCAATCCTTCTCGCCTCGGTCTCTCATGTAATAAACATTTTGAAAGTTATATGTCTCGGCTTGTCTGTTATCAAAATCAATTGTTTCGCCGATAAACATTCCCCAACTGCTGGCATCACCAAGTTTAATTGCTTTGCCAACTTTGTTGGGATCTTCCCAATGCTCAATTAACTTGTAACCTAACCCGCCCGGGTATCCATCCCAATGCTGATAGCTCGAGATGATTTGTTTGTTTTGCTGTAAACCTATTCTTGCTCTTGTTGCCATTTTACCTCTCTAGTTGTTTTTATTATTTTATATTAGCACGTTTATTTAATTTGTCAACCTCTAGCACTAGTAGTCGTCTCCGTAGTAACCGTAGTCTTCATCAGTACCAAACCCTGCTGAAGCAAGTGCTTCACCGTCATCGTATAGATCATCGTAATCGTGATCTTCGTAATCGCTGTACTCATCGTCCTTAGCAATGTGCACCATACCATCGTATGCTACTTCATATTCAATCTTAAGCGTTTCCGCCTCGTCAAGCGTTTCTGCTGTGTCAATGATTTCGTTGTTCCAAATTAAGTTGTACATGTGCCTCTCCTTTGTTTATAGTTTTATATTAACATAAGTTGGATTCTTGTCAACCTCTTATTTTGTTCCACTTTGTGCGGATTCTGTAATGCTCCATATGGGATCTTCTTCGTATGCTTCCCAGTGAAGTGTGTTGCTGGATTCAAGTTCATACCACAGCTCTTCGATCTCCTTGTATTCTGCTTCTAGGTCTTCTCTAGACATCTTGTGAAAACCTCTAAAGCCACCTTCTAAGATATATGACAGAGTTGAATAATCTCGTTCTAGATAATCGGAATAGATCTTGTGTGCTTCAACCTGCATACATCGTTCAGCCATCACATAATGCGACAACTTCATTGCCCTACTGTCTTCGTAGTAGGGCTCATGTGAGTCTTGGTCATTTAAGTCTGCAGGCAGTGTGCCCAGTGGATCAAATCGTTCATCAACCATTTGCTTATTCCTCCTCTTGCACATCTACTGTTATGGTATATGATATACCTGTGATGCCCGGAGAGTCTTTAAAGGCATCATGTTGTTGCACATATTCCCATATCATTTCGGAAACATATTCTTTATCTTTCTTGTTGAAGTCTTCGTTGATACCTACTATTTGTTTAGCCATTTGCCGCTTCCTCCTTTTGATCTTCTTCATACTGTTGCATACTTTCAACAATGCCCATGTAGTCGTCTAATAGTCGACCATCTTCTGTTTCCCAAAAGTCTGAATCAGACTTGGGTGCATCTTCACTACATGAATAGCAACGATCATCAAAGTCTTCCCAAATGCCCATAAAGTCCATTCCGGGTTCATAGTAGATCAATCGTATTGAGCAATCTTTGTTGTGTTCTAAATATTCTTCACACGCTCCAATTGGCGGGGCCCACGCTGAGTCAAAGCCAATTGACAATCTAGCATTGTCTCCATCACCTTCCACTTTGATGTTGTCGTCATATAGATCAACATCCCATTTGGTAGACCATTTAGCAACACGCCAATCATACCAATTGTTGTGTCCGTCTACCACAGGTTGTTTTGACATTTTCTCAGTATCGCTTGAGCTTTCTGTATCCTCTAACTCTTTGGGCATTGGATACAAAGTGTTTAGCAATTGACCTTCTTTGGCACCTTCTAGAAGTTTATCTAATTTGTGCTTTGGTCCTGTTATTTCAATATTGTTATTACACCAGTTTGGCATATTTTACCTCTCTCTGTTTATGTTATTACTATAACAGCCTTTCCAAATTTGTCAAGTGTTATATTTGATTATCTGTAATATCAAATACCCACTGATCCCATGGTTCAGTAGTTGTTGCTTCTAACACATTTGGAATGACTTCTGTGTGAGTGTAGTCTTCAATCGCATTTTTGATTGTGTTTGCTACATCCTTGTTGATGTAGTCGCACCATACTGATCCATTTTCAAACCATGGATCAATTTGATCGTTGTGTGCTACTGCTACCTCAAATTTGATTTTGTCTAATACTGTTTTTTCAAATGCCATATACCTCTCCTTTATTTTTAATATAACACATCTTTGAGATCTGTCAACCTCTTAGTTTCGAGCTAGAGTGGTTAGTTCTAGCTCTAAGGATTTAATTTATAAAGTCTCTATCCCTGAAATGACTTGCATCATTGTTATTAAGTTTATAGAGCTAATAACCCCGCGACTGGGAAGAAGGGCTCTTCTTTCATTGTGCATACTATAACCGATTACCAACCACGGACCTCAAGTTATACCTCAGCACATGAAACCTTTAATTCTAATTGTTTGTACAATTCTGTAGATTCTTTTTTGGCTTCTGTAATTGCTTCATCGATGCAATCACCATACCAACAATCATCATTGTGTTCTGCTTGTTTCTCAATCACTGACTCTGCATGATCATCTTTGTAGTACAAGCCTCCTAGACCCGATGAACCCATCAAGTGGCCTCTAAGATAAACCCTTGCACCAAACACAAACCATGCATCATACCCTTCATCAATTCTTTTGGCCATATGGTCTGTGTCTGTTTCATCACAGTACAAGTCTTTGGGATGAATGTCTTCGTAATAGTATCCTACACGAATATCAAAACCATCTTTGGTATGACGCAAATGTTCTATCTCGTTAAAGTGATCTGACATTACACTGCCTCTCTTTTCCATTCAAACTCATCTGTAGACCATTCACAATCTTCATAGTCTATAGAATCCGAATCTTCATATGGAACACATTCAGCAACCTTTACTGCCTCGAATGATTCCGAAGAATCCGGATTGTAGTCTTGTGCATGAACTTCTACAGGCTCACCATCATGAAAGCCTTCACTCCATTCAATTCTTTCAATGCCACCATGGTCGATAACAGCATCTATGGCTTGATCTTTATTGGTTGCAACAACATCATACTCTACCCAGCAAGTGTAGGCTCGACGAACTCTAAACTTCTGTTTGCCAATATCCTTGTGAGGATTGTCTTTACCGTATTCTTTTTTCATAACATTAACCCCGCCAGTATTGCTAAAGTAAATCCAAATGCTAGCCACCCTGCGATGTAGCCAATGCCAAATGCTATTGCTCTGTGTATTAACCAAATAATAGCACCGCCTCTTGTTTTTTTATCGTATATTAACATAGTACCTCTCTTTGTTATAGTTTAATAATAGCACAACTCTGTTTGTTGTCAACCTCTTAAAAGTGTTAATTTGCGTAGGTTATTACTGACAAAACAAAGTTAGCAACAATCATTGCACCCACAATATCTAAAACTATCATTAGTTCCACTCGTCCCAATTGTAAATGCCTTCGACACCTTGGTTGCCGTATTCTTTGTCTTGCATTTCTTCATATGACACAGTATCGTCTTCTACCATGCCACCGTCGTTTTGACTGAGCCATGTGCTACCACAAACCGGACACGCATCTTTGTCAGTGTTGATTGGTCCGTGATCGCAATCTTTACAATACCAATCGTCTACATACTCGTCTTCAAGATAAAAAGGATCTTGCATTATGCCACCTTCCTTTCTTTAGTTAATAGGTTGCCGGGCACGTTCCATCTCACAGAACCTGTGTCGACAACTACGTTTTTGATTTTGACTTTGGTCACTGTGCCTGTTTCAGTTCTACCATATCTGCCTTTGAAAGAAACAGTGTCACCTACTTTGAATGTCTGTGCTTGTTGAGTGTGAATTTGATTTCTTCTCAACTTGATTGCATCAATCACAGTGTTTAGGTCTTCGTTGTTTAATTTGTAAATTGTGTCTATTACTTTTTCTAATGTCATGTTTACCTCTCTGTTATTAAATTAATATAGCATGAATCCAAAATGTGTCAACCTCATTTTTAATCCAACAAAATCATATACTCTTTTGGATAATGTTCTTTAAACCAATCAAGGCCGTCTCTCACAGTTTGCCACAACTCATGTCCGCCATCATCAATATTGTTTTGATGAGCTAACATCTCTGCGCCTTTGATTGCATCGTACACCGCAACGGCTGTTGGCTGTAACGTACAGGCTTGTCCCGAATAAGGATTCTTAACTTCAACTGGTTCTGTGTCAAATAGTTCTACCACAAATGGTGGGTTTGGTTCTTTTTGCATAATGTTCCTCTCTGTGTTCATATCTTAATGTAGCATAGTTCTAATACTTGTCAACCACTTTTTGTAGTGCCTACCTGTTACAGTAAACACTACATTTAGTTTGTTATATGTTAAGCAACTTCTTGTTGTGTTGCGTTTACAAATTGCACAAGCTCATCGTTGCATTTTTTCCAAAAGTCCGCGTCCATGTCCACGTCCAAATTAACAGCACCGTCATCTTGCATGCCTTGTTCACTGTAGTCAAAGTCCAACAAGTCACCTAACAGTTTGCTGTCAAAGTCACAATGCTCTTCCATGTACTTTATGCTGTTAGCAATAAACCCATCGTCTGTGTAAATCATGCCGTCGCTGTCTTGTTCATGTTTTATTTTGTTTATTAGTGCATTGTTGTCATCGTCACTGCCATCATACCATGTGCCGTCTTTGCCACTGCCATCGTAACTAATAGTTCCACTAAGTCCGCCACTCCAATAGTAGCCACAGTCTTCATCACTGTCTTCGTATTTTGTAACTGTCAAGCCAATGTTTTCAACTTTAACACCCTTCACAACATTTTTGTTCCATAAACTAGTGCCGTCAGTCCATATTCTGTTGCCACCCACATATATGCTAATGTGTGCTGTAGTGTCGTAATCGTCACCACTGTCCCATTCAAAGTCAACATTTTTGTTTTGTAAAAACTTAATGCCTGCTTGTATTTGTGCTTGTGTATATTTCATTGTGTACCTCTCTTTTTGTTATGTTATTAATGTAGCACATTTGTGTGTTTTGTCAAGTGTTTATTCTACAAATGTGCTGTCTTTGTAACTTTCAAACATTAATGTAATGTACTTTTCTTTTGTTGTACCGTCCATGCGTGTGTCGTATTGCAAACGTATAATGTTTTTTTGCAACTGTGGAAATGTTGTTACAGGTTGCTTGTAGTATACGGGCTTTGCTACTTTGCTGTTGTATGCCATTTGTTTACCTCTCTCAAATGCTATTGTTTTATAATAACACAACTTTGCGTTGTGTCAACCGTTGTGCCACAGCCTTTGCTCTTCCAAATAGTCTGCGTCCAAATTCCTTTTTTCCATTTCGTCTTCCAATGCACATTCGTCTCCCGGGTATGCATTTGCCATCACAGCATTGTAAGTCATTACAATTTCTTCGTCTGTCATTTTGCTGTAGTCTTCTTTATATGTTGTCATGTGTTTTACCTCTCTTTGTTATGTTATAAATGTAGCACAGTTTACAATATTGTCAAATTAAAAACAGTAATAAATTATTACGCAATGTTTTTAACTTGTTCAATTTTTGTTGTTTGCACAACAATGTACTCTCCCGTTAAATTTACCCAATTTTTTGCCCAACTTTTTGCATCGCGTTGTGCTTGTTTGCGTGTGTTAAAAGTTGACTTTGTAGTTTCAAAAGTGCCTTGTTTGTTTTTTAGCAAGTAAGTGTATGTCATGTGTACCTCTCTTTGTTTGTGCTGTAAGTATACACTAGTTCCCCAAACTGTCAACCTCGTTGTGCCTGTTTGTGTGCCTTTTTTTTGTAACAATTGCAACAGGTTTTGCACTGTTGGAACAGGGGTCTGAAATGGGACACAACATCTAGTGTGAACTACATCTAGTGTCGACCCCTGCCACCATGGCACAAGACCAATCACCTGCATCCGCGGCAGTATCATTGAGCTAAAAAATTCCAAAAAAATTTGTGCCAGTCTTGATCAACCCCTCGTGAACCCCGTCGTGAGGCCTTCGTGAAGCCTTAGTGAACCCCTAGTGAACGGTCGTGAGGTAGTGAGGTAGTGAGCCGTCGTGAGGGTCAGTGACTGTAGTGAATCAATTCGGACTGCATAAATACTTGCATGAAACTTTCAGAACTGTTACAGACTGCGGAAAACATAGGACCAGCACCCCGATCAGTGTGCAGATCAGGTAAACCAGATTCAGAACTGCCGGCTTCATGGCTAGCAAGTTGTAGATCACAGGGCCTGCGTAGAAGAGATTCAGACAAAAAGCACACCATAAAAGGCAAACGTATCTCTATAGATGGTAAAAAGATCAAAGGTCGACCGTACGGGTCAGCGTCAAACACCACTCCAGATTACTCAGATTAACAGCCAATTGCCACAGCGTACATCTTCGCATGCGGCAATCAGCAAAACCTAATAGCGAGCCCAGGAGCCCAATAGCGAGCTCTTTCGGAATTTACAGGCCTGCGGCATAAGTTTGGGAGTCGTTCACCTCGTCCCTACCTGTTGCTCTCGAGCCTCCCCGATGAACACGCTGAACTGCTACTAACCAGCCACTGCTTGAGCAGGTGCTTCTTGTTCAAAGCCTTCCTGCACAGATTCAAACACTTGAGCTTTGGTCTTAGGTGACTCCAGTGCAATCCACTTCACAGAATCCATGTTCACACCATTTTTCAACAGTGTTTTGGTTCTGCTCACAGTGTCGTTGGTAAACAAATGTCTCACTTTGCCAGTGGGCATTGTTACTGTAGCATAAAATTTATATTGTGTGTCTTTAGTTGCCATTGTCCCTCCTTTGTTATAGGTTGGCCCTAATTGTTATACTAGTATAATAACACATATACAGGATTTGTCAACCACTTTATCGCAGGTCTGATCATGGTTTTTAGACTACATATAGTGGTTTGACTGCGGATCAGAGTGTGGGAAGTATGGTTTTAAACACCTTTTCTTGTAGGAAGAGAGATAACCCTCAAAGTTTTGACCACCCGGGATTTGATCCTCTGAATCATGGGTTCGTATGGTTCGTATGACCCTGTTGAATCGCTTCGTATGACTCGTATGATGCAGAAAATAATTCATCTTTTACCATAATAGCACCACTTTTCTCTCAGCAGTCATGTGGTCTTTGTTACTACTGTTACTACTATGCTCTAGTGCAACACACAGTATTTCTCAGTCAACAAACTCACTAGCAACATGATCACTATAGTCATTGCCAGTGTGTATCCTTTATGCTGGTTTTTGGGGTGTGCTGACAGTGTTTTTATTGCAGTTGCTTTGATCAAACTCACCCTACAAATCCGTTGCCGATACCTGGTTGACGGGTGCTGTTGTCAGTTTCTGAATTAAAAGATCTTTTTTATTGTGGTGGCTGTTAGCCTCTCAGCGGTTCAATCCAAGTGATGTTTCCGGCCGCTTTCACATTGGGCGAATCACCTGTGGCTATAAGACTCAGCACATCTGCTGTGGAGTCTGATCTGCTCAACTGTAGCTCACGCAACTGTGCCGCTGTGAGTGTACCTGCACTCTTGTTGATCACATAGTTTGTGGCCAATTCTGTGCTGTTGGCTGTGACAGCACTGTCTGTGGTACTGACGTCAACTGCACCATTTGTGTGTGTAGCAAATGACAGTGGTGTTGCAAAAGTGGCATTTAATACCAATTTAAATTCAATGTTTTGATTAGAATCTGTAAGCACGTTGATTGATGTAGGTATAACAATGTCATCTAATCTAGCACTATTGAGTTTTATGCTGGCTAGATGATAGTATGTGCCAGTGCTACTCATGGTATAGTAAGTTAGACCTCTGCCTGCCAAATAACTCTTACCTGTTAGACTGTAACCACCTGAGCTGACCACTGTGCAACAAATATGTTTGAGTGTGGTAGCTGTGGCAACGCCTGCTGAGTTACTGATTTCATATCTCACTGGCAGTGCCGCTGTGGTCATGTAAGTTTCGTCAATTATGTTAGCATGATGAAACTTGTGTGCTACTACAAATGCACCGTCCACAATAAAGCCCACTCTCACAGACCCCACTCCCAACCATTCTATATCAACAAACAGGATCTGACTTTTGGTAAAGTCCAGATCAATGCCTGTGGTTCCTGAACTGTCAAGGGTGTCCACATTCCAATCTGTTTGTGCTATTCTTGTGTTGACCACACTGCCTGATACACTGCTACGTTTCACAATGTACATGGTGTCGCCGTCTTTTTCTAGATAAATTCCGTTTTGTGTGCCAAAGTAACCCACACGTTGACAGGTGTTTGTTTGATTGGCACCCATACAAAAAGAAGCAAATATTTCCAATGCTTTACCTGGTTGATATGGAAAAACTCTAGTTGTTTCCATGACTGCTTCACTGCCATTTGTAGTATCCACCGTCATGTTTACCAAACTAGCATCTGCGTTGTGTGTTATAGTTGCACCGTTGACTGCATTGGTCCAAAACTTGTCATTTTGTGCAAATCTGTGCTGACTGTCAAACAGTGTGACTGGTTGTGCTACCTGCTGTCTACCAAATGCATCCACATTACCATTACCACTGATACTGGTACTGCTACCTGTAGTGGTACGTACTACTGGTTGTCCAAGAGCATTGTACTCCATAGATCCATGAAGATTCTGTAAATTGTGATCACTTGGGTGTTGATATGTTGACATCTGTGTCTCCTGCTCTTATAACATATTTATTATAGATCATGATTCTTTTAATAGTAATGTAATAATTCTAATAAAAGATCTTTTTGATGATTTGTACTGTCATATCTATCACAGCAGAGATCATGCTCCACACAATCATGCCCACAACAAACATCACAAATGTCACAATCATGATCACAATCACTGACCAATACATGAGATCATTCAGCAGTTTCATGATCAGTTCTGTGCCGGAGGTGGGAGTCACATTCTTCATTGCTGTTCCTTGGATTTAAAGATCTTTATAAAAATCTTTTTTATTTTTTGCTGTATCTTTTGGATTCTGCTCACAGGTCGGTCATCATTCTGCTGTTCCAACTGTTCTATCTGTTTCCAAAACTCTTGGGCATCTTTGTCGCTCATGGTCATAACACATATATACCTAAATAAAATGCCACAGCCACAAACACAATGATCAATACGCCCTGTGTCACATATGAATTCATTTTAGTCTCTCCCGTTGTAGTCATCTTCCCATGCTTCATAATGAGTCTTTATTGGAGTATCACCTTTCTGCATTTTTGTCAGCAATTCACTGTGTTGCTGGTTGCGTTGACGCAGTTGTTCTGCTCTACAAATCTGATACGGCAGTACTCCTGCACGATACGATGAAACGAGTCCCATAGTAACAGGCACTGCCAGTATCGCCAACATTATCAAAAATGGTTTCACGTACTGCTCCGTTATGATGCCCTACGGCCACACTCAGCACTGTCATTATTGCAAACAGTGCCAACAGTAGCCTAATCTTGGACATACATTAGTATTTAACTGAATTTTTAGTGAAATTTTCTGTTGAAAATGCTGGGAAATTTTCCTTTGTTTTGGTATGTGCTGTACGCCCAATACCAGTCTGATCCGTATTCTGTTTTGCAGAAATTAATAATACCAGAGTCAGGATTATGAGAGCTGAAGATACTCCGGAGAGTTTTATATATTTTCGCCATGTTATATCCAATATCCTTTCCTATTCATTAGTTGTTTTTGTCGCCACTCTAGTTCAGCAAGGCTTTCAGATTGAGATAACCATTCTTCTTCGAGTTGTTGTTGTGATTTGACTATGAACAAATTACTTAACAAGTTTGTAAGCTTCTTTAACATTCTTATTCATTCCCAATCTCATCATTGTTAACATTTTTGTAAACAATTTCATTTGTAATATCTCCTAATTGATTTTTAATTCGTCATATTAATTTATGACAGAAATCTCTAAAAATACAGTGTTATTTGTCAGCGACTGCTGTGCAGATTCAGTACAGTTAACGGTGAGTCCAATGCCAAAGTTCTGGATTGACCTGTTGTAATGTATGGGGAGTTCTAGGATCAAACACACGAGTAAATTCTCGAAACTGTGCTAAAGCCAATTGATGATACTGTTGTTGGCTTCTGTCACTCACAATGCTTTGCAGATGCTTTTTCATTTTTGTATTGCTTAATGAATCCAATTGCACATGCAATTGATCTAACTGTTGATCCGACAACACTTTTCTTATGTCAGTGTAGGTTGGTTCATAACTGAAAGAGTTGACCACTGTGTCCAAATATCCTTTTTGCTCTAACCAGTCTATAAAATTCTGTGCTTTATTAATACTCCATACTGTGTGAGTGGCATGAATTCTAACTTTGATGTTTTGATTTGTTTTGCTGAAATTGACCCACTGTTCAACATTTTTTTCAAATGTGTTCCACTGCAATCCGTTTCTGATATATTCTGCTAGTTCACTAGTGGCTTCTACACTGCATCTAAGATCTACTTTGCCAAACAATTTTAATAAATCTAGTACTTTTTGTTTTGGAAATATTGTGGCATTGGTATTGATTTGTAATTCAACGTTTTCAGGTTTTGTTTGTTTAGACAGTAACTCAACAAATTCTTCAAAGTGTCTTGCCATAAATGGTTCACCACCAAATATACCAACCTGTTTTATGTAACTTAAATCTTGAGTTTTTAAAAGTTCAATGACATTTTTTTCATATTCAAATGTTTGTGCTGGTGTTGATTTAACTTCTCTCAAGTATTTTTGATCCAGTGTGGTCAAGCCTTTATCATATAAGTCTTTCAAATACACTGCTTCATTGTTCCATTCAGTGCTGAGAGTAGGTTGACAGTATTTGCATTTTAAATTGCAAAAATTACTAAAAGAAATCTGTAGCAGAGCTATTTTATTTTCTGGAACAGCACTATCAATTTTTAGTGTCTTTGTTCTCATACTGCTGTCAGATATCTGTTCTTCTTGATAACAATTATTGCAAGAATTATCTTTTAGATATTCATAATTCCAATTAGGATTCTTTTTAGCTTCTAATAGATCTTCCAGGCCAGAATACTTTTCATTAGTAAACGGCATTATGTCTGAAAATCTACAACAACTTTTTACACCAACTGTGTTTCCAACAGTTGATGGTGTTAAAAAAAGTCCATGACTTAACCAACTACAACCTTTATTATTCATTTTAATTATTTATTGGCTGTTGAGTTGCCGGTATTATTTCTTCTTTGGGTTAGAAATCATTTCCCATTCTTCATCAGTATATGGCCACATGTGATTTTTTCCTTAATAGTCTTTTACTTTTCCACTCCAAAACGCTACAGTTTTACCTCTCATGTAGTGTTTGCTAGGTTCGTACTTGCTTTTGGCTTTTTTAACTTTCATTAATCTCACACGAGCCATGTTATGAAATTTTGATTTTTCTTCCAGTATTCTAATTTCTCTATTGATTAATTCAACAGCTTCATAATTACCCAATAACATCATATGTTGTCTAGCTCTTATGTAGCCTAGTTTAGAAAACCATTCTATTATTCTATGTAAACTCATAGCACTTCATCCTTTATTATATTTTATTGGATGCTTAAGGAAAGCAATACCCCGGAACTTCCCCGGCTGTGCAACAGGTCTTTTCCTGTCGTCGCTCTTGTAAGGCGTGAGTTACGCCCTAGTCTTTCCTAGTGCCACGCACACGAGTGTGTGCCCAAAGGTATTTATAAAAATTTTAAAAAAAAGCCTTAATTATCTTTTTTTGAAATTCTGTCTCTTAAATCAGTACTACTAAATCTGTGATCTCTACTGTTGAAATACAGTGCAATACCTCTTTGTTGACAAACTTCTTTTCCAGTAAAGTTTTGGTCTTTGTATTCTTTGCCCAAAATTCTCACATCTATTGGCAGTGTTTGTAGTATATCAACTAAATCATTTTCAGTCTGATAAGGAACTATTTCATTAACATATTCTACTGCTTTTAACTGCAAGTATCTTTCAAACATAGTTTGAACTGGAGAATTTTTAGTACGTGGACGATCAATAGTAGGATCACTTTGCAATCCCACAATCAAATAATCACACTGTGCTTTAGCTTCACGCAACATAACAATGTGTCCTGCATGTAGCAAATCAAATGTACTAAATGTTATTCCTACCTTCATAATCTAATAATACAAAAAAACACACACAAAATCAACCTCTATTTTATCTCTCATTATCGTATATGTTAATGAACATTGGCATTCTAATTAAATAGTATTACAAAGAGCAACGATTAATAATTAACCCAGGAAACACTCGATGAGAAGCAACGAATATACTCGTCGACGGTTACGAAACAAGTACACTGACAACAAAAATAATCTTACCAGTGTTCCTGTAACCAACGACAGTAAAGAACAAAATCTAAAAAGGTATCATGAGCTGATAAAACAAGCAGAATCAGAGCAAGATCCTATTGAAAAAGTCACTCTAGAACAAAGAGCAGAACACTTTAAGAAACTAGCAGAAAACAAATAAGTGCCACTTTAATTAGTATGGAACCATGCTATAAATATTTGCATGAGGGATATAATTGCAAACATAATGAAACCAAAAAAGTGGAAAAAAATAAAAGCCAAAGCACCAAAAGTGCCCGGCAACACTTGTCCACAAATAGATGAGGTGTTGTTGACTTTGGAAAAAATTCAAACAGGACAAAAAAGATTCACACAGTTTCAACATGATCAGTTGATGAAGAAAATGGAAAAACTGCGTACAGCCAATGAGTCATTACGTAACAGCGGTATCTATTGGTACGAAGTTTGCAAAGACAATCTTAAACCTGAATAATAACATACCAGTTAATTTATAATATTTTTAGTTTAAATATTAGTATGAGTAGACGAAAGCGTGACAAATATCGTCACAAAAAAACTACACATCTAACACCAGAAGAAATTCATGCTTCAGATCTTATATCAGAAAAATTCAATCCAAACAAAAAAAGAAAGTTACAACCACGTGGATTGTCTCAAAGACAATACGATCGTCTTTTAACTGATTGGTCTAAGTCATTGGTGTTTGCTATAGGACCGGCAGGTACTGGTAAAACTTTATTTGCTGTGCATCATGCCATACAGGCTTTCAATTCAAAAGAAATCAGAAAGATAGTAATAACAAGACCGGCAGTGTCTGTACATGAAGATCATGGATTCTTGCCAGGAGGCCTTGTGGATAAAATGATGCCTTGGGTCAGACCAATCTTTGATATAATGACTGAGTACTGGTCTCCTCAACATGTAAAATGGTTAATGGAAAGTGAACTTATAGAAATTGCTCCGTTGGCTTTCATGAGAGGAAGAACTTTTAAAGATGCTTGGATCATAGCAGATGAAATGCAAAATGCAACTCCAGAACAAATGAAAATGATGCTGACTAGAATAGGAGAAAATTCTAGAATGATAATTACTGGAGACCTTGCTCAGCATGACAGAGGCTATGACAAGAATGGCTTACAGCACATAATTCAAAAAATGGAAAACAGTTCTAGTAGAAGAATATCTACTGTATTTTTTGGAAAAGATGACATTGAAAGACATCCTGTTGTATCTGAAGTGCTTGATCTTTATGACAATACTGAGTCAGATCAAAAGTTTAAACTATACAAATAGCAAATACTTTTTGAATTTACTTAGGAAGTTAATTTTGTGCTTCGCCTTCAATTTGATATTGTGGGTTCTTTGGAATCCAACCCTGTGGAGGATCCATCATTTCTGCTGTATCAATTTGATTCCAAAGATGAACAAATAATTCATCTCTATCTAAATGTATTTCATCACGTGAATCAGTTACATATTCTTCATTAAACTCTATAGAGTCTTCAACAACTCTTTCAACATAATCAAACAACTGCTCTTTGTTGTATTCAATTTTACGTTGATAGTCCCAATAAGGTTGTAGATCTGAATAACTTTTTAACGAAATCATTTGTTTTGTTCCTTCACTACAATTATTTAAGAAACTCATGTATATTAATATAGTATATGTTTGTTCAAATTACAAGTGATTAATTATTGCTTTTGATTAATTGATAAATTTCTTCCCAAGACTCAACAACATTTACATTGTCTCTTTTGTAATGCATATTGTAATCGTGTTGCATTAACAGAGATTTTAAACCTTGATTTGATGCAACATTAATATTGTAAATTCTATCATCAATATACCAAAGGTTAGTGTCTTTGAACTTTTTTAAAATTTCATCTTTGGTTTCACCAGCACTTAAAAAAATCATTGTGCCAAAACAATCTGTTGGAAAGTAATCTTCTAAATTCAAATATCTATAATATTGGCCAATTGGTTTATCACTGAAACTTGTAATACCAATAAATCTCCAACCTTCTTTATAAAATTGATTAATATATTTTACTGAATCTTTATAAGGATTTAGTGTACTTGCAATCATAGAAGTATTGAACTCTTCTTTTTTAACTTGTGATTCGTTATAAGGTATATTGAATTGCAGATGAATATCTGCATCGTGATGTGGAACGCCTGAACTAACATAGCCCTGCATTTCCATCCAGTCGATAAATGATGTGTTCCAATCAAAAACAACACCGTCAATATCAGTTAAAATAATTTTATGCTGTTCCATGATAAGCAATCTCTCTCTGTATTACAATATTTAAGAGAAAACTTATCGAGAAAAGTAAGTACTTACTTCTTGCCTACAGCATCTAAAATAGCTTCTAGTTCTTCAAATGCATGTTCTTCATCAGCAAAAGATTGTTTATAGGCCACTTTCACTGCTTTTGATAATATAGTTGGTTTGATATCAAGCTCTTGTGCAATATGTTTTATGGTATCATTTAAACCAGTTTTAAGGTCTTCCATTTCTTGCATGACTTTTGCACCTTCGTTAACAAGAGTAATCAATTTTGTTCTTTGTTCAGGTCCTATTGTTATTGACATTTTATTTTCCTATCTTTTTACTTCTACCCATTGGTAGTTTTTGTGTTATTTCGTAAAGTCCGCCTTTCTTGGCTTCCCATTCTACTTTCACTTGTTTGGCTTTGGTACCACCTTGAAAACTTTTAACGGCTTTTTTATAACTAACAGCATCTACAGTTTTTGTTTCTTCACCTTCTGCATAAAAGGTGAATGTTCTCATATGAGCCATAACCCTCCTTAGGTTAAGTTTGTTTAATATGTACAGTATATATAAAATTATTCAACAAGTCAATACAAAAAAGGTTGTATTTTACCAATATAGATAAATACTAATTTGATGCACAAGGCTAAAAAACGTCAAAAAACACCTCAGCATCGTCGTTCCGAATACTACGCATATCAATCCAATAATCCACTAACCAAATATGTAGAACGTGTTTGTGGAATCAACAGCACAAAACCTAAAAATAAAAGCAAGTCAAAAAAATAGGGTGGGTTTTTATGCCCACCCTATACTCATTGTTTAATCGTTTACAAGTAAACTATTAGTTCAATGCTTTGTACTCAACAAACACTGTCATAGCACCTGCAGTCGGAGTTGCCGCTGTAGAGCCATCTGATTGTTTAAATCTAACAGTTAATGTTGAATTACCTGCTGTTGCAGTAGCACCATCTAAGTCGATGATGTATGAACCAGTTGTTGTTACATCTGATTCGTTTACAGAAGCAAGTGTTGTTGTACCGTCATCAATTAACATAGAGTCAACTGAACCACCTGAGTAACCTGAAGTCACGTTGATTGCGATTCTTGTTACATAGTAAGTTGTTGAACCTGCGTTTGGCATTGTACCAATTGTTTCAGTACCGTTACCGTTTGTGATTGATGCTCTGATAGCCAAGTCATCAGTTGCAGTTACAACGTTGTCTAGTACCCATCTTCTAGTTACTAGAGCATCGTCATATGTACCAACGTTTGATTCATAACCATTTGGCACGATCACAAGACCTGAACCTTTTGGAACGAAACCAATGTTAACGTTAGTGTCATCACCTGTTGCTGATACTAGTGGAGTACCACCTGTAGCCGCGTTAGTAATAGTAAGTTCATTTACAGCAGATGAAACGCCATCAAAGATTGCGATTTCATTGTCTGATGTATCTGTGATTTTTACTTTACCTTCTGCAGAACCACCTGTACCACCTTTAATTAACACATCACCTGATGCGTTAGTTGATGTACCGTTACCACCTTTTAATACAAGGTCACCAGCGTCAGAGGCACTTGAAGCACCACCTGAAACTGTTAATGAAGTATCGTCATCACCGATAATGATTGAAGCACCACCAGAGTTGTCTCTGATTAATACTCTACCATTTGTACCTTGTGATTCTAACACTAGGTTAACGTCTGCTGTATTATCATCTGGATCTACTGCTTTAATAACAACGTTTGCAGATGTGTTAGACACCTGTAATTTAGTGTTGTCATTTACGTTTGCACTGTCGATTTCAAATACAGAAGTACCTGCTGTGTCTCTTAATGCAGTTACGTAATCATAAGAAATAGTTGTTCCAGTTGATCTTAGGTATTTGTTCGCTGAACCAAGTGTGAACTCTTCTAAACCGTTAGAAGCGTCACCTCTTAGTATTGAACCTTGAGCAACAGAAGATAAGTCAATACCTGTACCACCGTTTGATAAACCTAATTGACCTGAGAACGTGTTGTTCGCAAATGCAATAGTTTTATTTGTAAGTGTGTCAGTAGTGTCTGCTAAAACAACTGTACCTGTAGCATTTGGTAAAGTGATAGTTCTATCTGCTGTTGGATCCGTAACTGTTAAAGTAGTTTCGAATGCGTCATCAGTAGCACCTTCAAATACAAATGCGTTTTGTACGTTGATTGTAGTTGAGTCAACTGTTGTTGTTGTACCTTGAACTGTTAAGTTACCTGTTACGATAACGTTACCAGTTAATGTTGGGTCATCTACTATGCCAACTGTTAAAGTTTGGCCTGAAGCAGAAGTTTCGATCTCATTGGCTGTACCAGCAATAGTAAAAGTTTGAGAACCTAAAGAAACAGTTCCTGAACCTGTACCAGCACCGATAGTTTGTGAGATTGAACCAGCACCTACGTTGTCGTCAACATATTTTTTAGTTGCCGCTTCGTAATCACTTGTTGGTGTGTTAAGACCAATTAAGTGATAACCGTCTGTGCCGTCTGTTGAACCTAAGCTGATGTTAGCAGTTGATGTAACACCGTTAAATGTTACTGCATCACCTGTACCTAAGCCTAGAGATGTTCTTGCTGTAGCACCTGATTCTAACACGAAGTTAGTACCGTCACCAACAATGATGTTGCCATCAGTTGGTGTTAAGCCAGCAATGTCAGCCAATTGTGCATCATAAGCCTGTACGTCTGTACCGATTGCTAAACCTAAGTTAGTTCTAGCACCAGCCGCCGTAGTAGCACCTGTACCACCGTTCGCTACTGGCAAAGATCCAGATACTTGTGAAGCAAGGGCTAATGAACCACCCATGTTCGCAAGGTCTAAGTTTGCTTCAGCAACGTCAAGTGTTAAGTTAGATCCACCACCAACAAGCACACCAGTACCACCTGTTACAGTGATTCTTGATGAACCTGCATCAGTTACGTTGTCTAATGATGTTTGACCAGTACCACCATTAGCTACTGCTAATGTACCAGTCACGTCGTTTGTTGAATCAGATAAGTCAATTGTTACGTCTAACGCACCACCTACAAATCCAAGTGCTGAGTCGGCCGCAATGTCAACAGCAATATCGTTTGCGTTTGCTGTAATACCATCACCACCTACAACGTCAAGTGTGTTACCTGATTTAGTCATACCAGCACCAGCAGTGATTTGACCACCACCAGAGAACTGTGAGAATGCTAATGAAGTTGTGTCAACTGTGATATCATCATCAGTAGTTAATACAAAACCATTGTCAGCATTTGTTGTACCTTCTTCAACAAAGAAGAAAGCGCCTGCTGTTACTTCTGAATCTGCATCGAAGTCAGCCGCTCTTGCCGGTGTCGCACCAGCAACGTATACACCGTTTTCAGAACCAGTTACTTGATCTTTAACAAGAACTCTGTCTCCGTCTGCAAGTGTAATACCATCAATTGTGTCACCAACGTTTAGGTCTGAAGCAATAGTAATAGCCGCTGTTGTAGCCACTCTCACTGATGCTTTTACATCAAGACCGTTAATTGTTGAATCTACATATGATTTTGAAGCGATGTCGTTTGCGTCTGACGGATTAGTTGCCACTCTAGCCTGAACTAAAGTTGAACCATCTGCCGCAGTAAATTTAAAGAACGATGATGATGAATCATATATGATTCTACCGCCGCCTTTACCATACTGGACGTCACTACCGACACCTTTCAAGCCGTAGTTTTTAATGTCTGCCATTTTATTTCTCCCTTTATATAGCAATTATAATCATGACCGTTTAGTCAGATTAATTTTAAATGTTCGCCTTGTTATTGTTATTGCGGGAGGGTCTGCCTCGTTGTTGTTTTAATGCCTTTTTCGTTCGGAAAGGCTTCAATGTATATTTACCATCTATGGATAGAATTATAGTAGTTATATAATAAAAAAAGGGCGACAGTTTCCCATCGCCCTTTAAAGTTTCGTAAAACTTATGCTATTGAACCAAAGTCTTCTGACGTATTAGTTGTTGTCCCTAATCCACCAAGTGAAAAACTTGCACCTAATAGTACTGTGTGTTCTAGACCAGCACCTTTGTTAGGAAAATCATCACCTGCTGAACCAATACTGCCCCAGTTTGCGAAAGCCGAGTCAGTTAAGTCAACTGTTTTCTTAGCATTCCAAGAAACACCAAGACCGTTATACTGTCCAAGACCTGATAATCCAGATAGGTTAAAATATCTAAATGAGTTAGCCATTATTTTATCCTCCTATTCTGTATTACATTAAGTTAACAAGTACTTCGATAACTCCTGACTCACCGTCAAAGTTTTCTAATGCTTTACCAATCATCGCACCACCTTTGAACTCGCCCGCTTCTGCGTGACCAGCCATTGCTGATGAGTGAAGTAAATCACCTTTTCTAATTGAACCTGTTACTTTACATGGTACACGACCTGCTAATGCAACATATGGATGAGTTGAATCATCACCTGCATCTCTGTTCATCATGTATGCTGGTGCTGTAGATATAACACCTGCTACTCTTGTTGAACCTGCTTCGTTGCACATTTCGATTTCGTTGTCGCCACCAAAACATACTACTGAACCTGCTTCAACTGGAGAACCTGCATGGTATCTTTCAGCCAAGTCGGCGTATTGAGCCGATGTTGCTGTACCTTGGAATTCACCACTTGTGAAAACATTTTTGTCAGCAAATGTCCATCTGTCATTTGTTTCATCCCATAGGAATGATACGTTAGTGTCGTCACCTCTTTCGATTTCAATACCAGCGTCTTCAGTTGCTGAACCAGTTGCATTAGAGTTTAACATGATTGTGTTATCTGCTAAATTAATTGTTTCAGTGTTAACTGTTGTAGTTGTACCTGATACTGTTAGGTCACCTGTTACAATCAAGTTTCTTCCTACAGTTGCATCACCATCACCATTAAGTATTAATGGAGTTGAGTCTGAACCACCTGAAGTTTTTGTTTTGAATGTAATTGAATCACCGTTTACTTGGTCTTTAAAAAACCAACCACTGCTGTTTGATGTTATCATATGCCAGACGCCACCAGAAGTATTGTTCATGTAAACTTCTGTTGTTCCGCCTGCTAGTGATGGGTCACCAAGGAATAATCTAGCGTTTTGGTTAGTACCATATACTTCATATCCTTTGATGTTGTTTGATGCTATCATATCGCCGGTTACGTCTAAACCTGATGATGAAAATAGACCACGAGTTGAACCACCTGTGTTAATTTGTACTGTATCTGCGTCTGCTGATGTTTCTACTTTTACGTAAGTATCAGAATCCGCATCTATAAGTGTGTCTGACGATAAATTGTCTACTGACGCTTTTGTCGCCAACTCAGTACCGCCTGCTGTTGAACCATCGTGTACGTGAATTGAAGAATTCGACGTGTTAACTGTGATTTCACCAACAAGACCAGTAAATGAAGAGTGCTCTGCTGAAGTACCTCTTCTTAATTGAATTGCGTAATTTGCCATTTTTTCTGCTCCTATCGATAGTTAAACACTGACCCATGTCAGTGCCTTGTTCTTTTGTTCCATATTTTTACGTATGGTTAGTAATTACTATTGAACTCTTTGTATTTATATGTTATTATTAATAAACAAAAATGTTCAATATTATTTAAGTTAAATAAGCATATAATAATATACACATATAAACCGCAAAGAAAGAAACAATGAAGAAAATAAACCTTGTTTGGGATAACTGGAGTGATAAAGACACACCAATGCCAAACGGATTGCACCACAAGTATCGAGACCAGTGGAAAACACACTGGAAAAACAAATATGAAATCAACGTTTTAACACGTTTCATTCCATATGATCGATACAATATTGGGTTTTTTCCTTTGTTGCTCTCTCAATGCAGTGTTACTTATAATAATATAAAGCCTGATCAAATATCACATAATGATAATTGTGAAAACTGGTATGTTATGGAACCTAATCATATGGATGTTAGTTTGATAACAGAAAATATGTTTGGGTGCATTGATGAAAAAAGTCTTAAACTGCTCAGAGAAAAGAAAATGAAAATCATTTTCTACTATGCCTATGAGGCATTTCCTTTCTGGCAAGTGGATTGGATGAGAATGTTACAGCGAAGTTTGGGTTGGCTCAAAATACCAAGCTCTCAGTTTGTGTTGATATTTGGAGATCTCAACGTTGGAGAAAACTATCAAAAGTATATGTCAGATCATGAACAATACTATGGTTACTATTTTGAAAATATTTTTGTGTTTGATCACTTTGGTTGGGAACTACATGACTACATAAAAAATTTTGTGTTGACAAACCCTGATCAAAAAGAAGTATTACCTGCCACAGATGAAATAAGAGACCATAAAAGATCTCACAAGTTCCTTTGTTTAAATGGTGGAGGCAGACCACACAGAAAGTTTATGCTGACTGAATTAAAAAGGCAAGGCATACTAGATGATGGCTTATGGAGTTATCTAAACAAATTTGACATTCCATATGAACCTGCTGACTACTGTTTTAAACCAATCAAAAAAGGCACAGGTGATATGTCTTTTATAGAAATGATTTCATATCACAAAACATACGGTAATCAAATAGTTGAAAAACATCTTGATGTGAATGCTGAACAAGACGCATGGCACAACAGAGGAATGACTGCTGATCACTACAAAGAAACTTATTTTAATATTGTCACAGAAACATGGCCGGCAGATCCAAGTTTCTTTGTCACAGAAAAAATATTCAAACCTATTGTTAATTTACAACCATTTGTGGTTTGTGGGTTACCAGGCAACATCAAGTATTTAAAAGACAAAGGATATGAAACATACAACGATTGGTTTGTTGAAGATTACGATAATGTGCAAGGACACAAACAACGAATGTATTATTTGATGCAGGAAATTGTTAGAATAGCAAAAATGCCAAAAGAAGAATTACATAAAAAATATCAGCAATCATGGGAAAAACTTTTGTATAACAGAAATCATTTTTTCAATTATGATCACACAAAAGGATTTAAAGATCTTGTTGAAGGAATACAACAACTAACTTAAATGATTAAATACTAAAAAGAGAAAAATTAAAAATGGTCACATGGGGAATAACAGCACTAGGACATGATGCTTCAATCACAGTTTTAGAAGATTCTAAAATTTTGTTTGCGGCACATTCAGAAAGATATTCTAGAATCAAAAACGATGAATATTTAAACGAACAAATAGTCAATGATGCATTACAGTATGGAATACCAGAAAAAATAATTTGGTATGAAAAACCTTTGCTTAAGAAAACAAGACAGATATATGCTGGACAATGGTCTGAGGCTCTGTCAAATAAAAACTTACCAAAAAATTATTTGAAACAGTTTTTTGATTTTATTGAACCAATGCCCAAAATAAAATATGTTCCTCATCACCAAAGTCATGCGGCCGCTGGTGCTTACACTTCTCCTTTTAACAAAGCAACAGTTGTGGTACTAGATGCTATTGGTGAATGGGACAGTTGCAGTGTTTGGAAATATGATAGAAGTAAAACTGTTAGTCCTTTAAAAAAATTAGAATCATCTAGATACCCACACAGTTTTGGATTACTGTATTCGGCATTTACTCAGCGTTGCGGACTCAAACCCAACGAAGAAGAATATATTTTAATGGGTATGTCTGCTTATGGCAAACCAATTTATGCTGATCAAATAAGAAAAGATTTCATTGAAAATGTGTTTCCTTTTAGATTAAAAATTAATCCTCATGCTGGTATTGGTAATTATTTGCCAGAAGCATCAAACGAAGATCTTGCAAGTTCAATACAATTTATTGCTGATGAAGTCATATTTAGATATGTGTCTGCCGCAATTAATTTAACAAAAGAACGTAATTTAATTTTTATGGGCGGTGTTGCACTTAACTGTTTATCAAATAGAAAACTGTTAAACATCTGTGACAGTATATGGATTATGCCTAACCCGGGTGATGCTGGTAATTCATTAGGTGCCGCCTGTTTAGAACACGGACCAGTTTATTGGGAGTCACCATTTTTGGGAACAGAAATCAAAGGTGAGTATCCTGTTGATGAAATCATACAAGAACTAACAAAAAATAAAATATGTGGAGTAGCCAATGGTCGTGCAGAGTTTGGGCCAAGAGCATTAGGCAATAGATCATTACTTGCTGATCCACGTGGATTAGAAATCAAAGACAAAGTAAATGAAATCAAACGCAGACAAAAGTTTAGACCTTTTGCACCAAGTATTCTATCTGAACATCTCAGCGATTACTTTGATGTAAACACAAATCAAAGTCCATACATGCAATTTATTGCTGATGCTAAACCTAATACAATAAAAGAAATGCCAGCAATAATACATGCCGATGGTACTGCTAGAGTACAAACAGTTTCACAAAATGACAATCCAGGATTTAGAAAATTGCTTGAAGCATGGTATGAAAAAACAGGTTGTCCAATGTTATTAAATACTAGTCTAAACATTAGAGGAGAACCTCTAGTTAACAATGAACAAGATGCAGAAGCGTTTGAAAAAAAATATAACGTAAAAGTTTTTACAAAAGGAGTTAACAATAAATGAAAAAGAAAGTTGCAATGATAGGTGTTGGCAAACTAGGTGAACCTTGTGCTGAAGCCATGTCAGAATATCATGACGTTGTAGGTTATGATGTATTACCAAGAACACCAAAGTTTCCAATCAAAGAATCAATTCAAGAAGCAGTGGCTGATAGAGATCTTATTTTTATTGCCGCTCCTACACCTCACAATGCCAAGTATGATGGAAGACATCCTACAGCACACTTAGACAACAAAGATTTTGATTATACTATTGTAAAAAACATTCTTAAAGAAGTAAACAAATTTGTAAACAAAAAACAGTTGGTAATTTTAATTTCAACAGTGCTTCCAGGCACAGTAAGAAGAGAGCTTGAACCATTGATAACAAATGCAAGATTTGTTTACAATCCATATTTGATTGCCATGGGCACAGTCAAATGGGATTTCTTAAATCCAGAAATGGTCATGATTGGCACAGAAAATGGATCAGAAACTGGTGATGCCAAAGAACTTGTAGACTTTTATAAAACCATGATGCAGAATGATCCAAGATATGTTATTGGCACATGGGATGAATGTGAATGTATCAAAGTATTCTACAACACATTTATTTCTGCAAAAATATCATTGGTAAACATGATACAAGATGTTGCTGAAAAACAAGGCAACATAAATGTGGATGTTGTTACCAAAGCACTTGCTGATTCCGATCAAAGAATTATGGGACCAAAATACATGACAGCAGGCATGGGTGATGGCGGCGCTTGTCATCCAAGAGACAATATTGCACTGCGTTACATGGCAGAAAATTTAGGACTGGGTTACGATTTGTTTGATGCTGTAATGAAAGCAAGAGAAATACAAGCAGAAAATCTTGCTAAGAAATTAGTCAGTTATGGCAATCCTGTAATTATTGTTGGTAAAGCATACAAACCAAATGTCAAATACATTGATGGATCTTACAGCATACTTGTGGGTCATTATGTAGAACAAAATGGAACACAACTGTATTATCATGATCCTTTGTGTGGAGAAACTGCGCCAGAAACAGCAGGACCATACACTTACTTAATGGCACATGATCCATCAGTTTCGTTCTTGATGAGCAAAAAACCCACCGAGGGTGAAGATATCAGCATAGCATTTCAACCAGGATCAGTCATTGTTGATCCATGGAGAAAGATGAAATCAGTGGATCAATGTCAAGTGGTTTCATACGGTAACACAAGAACTGACAAAAAGCCTGAGCTAGTAGTACTGCCTGTTAATAATAAAACAGCATAAATACTAGTATGAAATACATTGAGCTAATCACAGAAGCCCCAAATCCTGACAAAGAACAGGCACAGCGAGACTTAGATAGACTGAATTATATCAATACCTATCTAAAAAACAATCCTGCTGAGTTGGGTAGATTTCACAAAGCACTTAGACAAAAAGAAAGAGAACAAAAAGTTGCCGCAGGAGATATGGATGCTGATGATATTTTACCAAAATTAGATCTAAAAAGAACTGATCCAGAAAGAGATCACAAGCCTCTTGTGAAACGTTTCATTGAAGCCATGGTACAAGCAGATGGTGATGAAGATGACATGATTAACTTTGTTAACACTTATGGCAAAGTCAGTTACATAGACACAGAAAAACTAAGAACTGAAGGTGCAAGACAAGATATTAAATCATGGTTAGGCGGACGTGGTGAAGTGAGTGATCAATTCATTTACAGTTTGTTTTCTAGTTTGTTTCCAAAAGACTCTTATGGTGGTCCAGGAGAAACTGCCATGGCATTGTTATCTCCATCAATCACAAGACCAGAAGGCAACAAAGGTGACTTAATTGTTGACAAAGTCAAAGTAGAAGTCAAGGGTGAAGATGCCAAGGGTGGAGGAAGATTTAAAGATGAAGCCACAAGTATTGGTACTCCTGACATCAAACCAATATATGCCAAAGTGTTAGCCAAACAACCAGACATAAAAGTTGACGGACTTGATTTGCCAACATATGACAGAATATCTTCCAGCACAAAAGACAAAGTTATTAAGAACAAGTTTCCATTATTAAATGTTGCAAGAGCAATTGATCTTGTTGACAACAAACTAGCAGATGACTTTATGAAAGAAATGTTAACAAAAACATTTGTGAAGTCAGCAGAAAACTACAGCAGTTTGTTTAAGAACTGGAGACAGATGAATCATGCTCAGTTGAATCGTGCCGCAACAAAAATGAGCTATTTGAATTACAAAACAGAATTAGATGCCAAAGGTTTTGAACACATTCTGTTAATTAACAAACCAAAAGCAGTGTCACTATATTTTAATACAAATGACTTTGATACAGCAAGAGAGCTATTTAAGTTAGGATCAGTAGACTTCGGTGACAAGCAAAACATGGGCGCCGCCCAAGCATCATTGTAATCGCTAAAACATAGTATAAAGTCTAAGATTTTAAATTAAATAATAATGTTATGAAATTACGAGATTACATTCTAGGTATACCTATCTTTATAATATTGATGTATATCATCATAACCAAAGTGCTATTTGGCAGTTCATTACCAGAATTTCAAAAAGCAGAAAAGACTTGGTTAACCTTTTCTAGTTACAATCGTACTGATATTGGTAATTTATCATTAATGAATCAAAGAGGATACGGAGTATATCCTGCTGAACCAATTGTACATTCGTGGGAAATAAAAAACAACAGTAACCAAGAGTTTCACGGCATAGTTAATTTAATTTTAGAAAAGCAAGATAACTCAATAAAAATGTATTACACATTTAACAATTTGAGAAACGAAATAAAAATACCTCCAGGGGCAACAGTACGTGTCACATTACTTGGATATCTTAATCCAGAAATTTTATTAACTGATAAACTTAAAAACTATTACAATAGATCACTATCAATTAGTTTAGTTGTACATGATATAAATGAGTATGATACCTTTTATTGGGACTCTAGAAGTTATTATTTTGCACATGAACATTATAATACAGAAACAGATGATTACAAATTAGCATCAATTCAATTTATTAATGAAACATGCAGTCAATTAAAAGAAAAATATGCTGTAAGATGGAATATACAACCAAAAATTTGTTACAACAGAAATCAAGATAGTAACGTAAGCAATGTAGATGTTAAAGCAGGATCATCACCTGCAAGATCATCACCTGTACCAATGTCAGTTCCTTATTAAAACAGTTAAACTATTTCTTCAACAATACCTAATACTTCTGCTAAGAATAACACTGCACCAGCCAGCATCATAAACAATCCTGAATCAGCAATAAAAATATCTGAATACATGTTTGCTGACCACAAGACATAACCTGCCCAGCCTAACAATCCTGATGCTACAAATCTAAAAATGCTTTTGATTATACTAACTGAAAAATGACCTTTGCCTGGATCTTTTGTTGCGATTTTCATTTTGATTTTATCCATTCTAAGAAATGACTTTAACACTACTTGGAAGGCCTTGCTGTGAACTCACCTCCAACTTTCGGATAGCAGATCACATCTATAATTTTGCAAGGTTTAGATATGAAACCTACTTCCAACCACCTCCATCTAAACCGAGCCACTTGGCCGCTTAAAAGACTTTAGTGTGCATTACTCCCCTGCCGAAGAGTTATTCTGCCACAAGTGCTAAGAATTAATTACTTTCTTAGTTTGTGTTAAAGTTAATAGTAATATAACACAAGAGAGTATTCTTGTCAACCTTTTTTTTAAATTATTTTTTAAATGGATTTAAGCCTTTGATCTTGTCTGAAACACCTTTTGTGGCCTGTTTAGTTTTGTTGGCCATAGATTTAGTCAAACCTTTTGCTTTGCCTGTGACATCTGGCATTTTAGGCATTTTGATCTTGGGCATTTTAATTTTATCAAACATAATAAATTCCTTTATTTGAAGTTGTATTTATTTCAGTTTTTTATCTTTTTGTCGTTGTACCACTTTTTCAATTGGGAATAGAACCACATTTTTATACTGTAACAAACTGATTCTCCACTTTAAATACTCAATATATTTCATTGCTTTTTTATTTATAATAGCACTTTTTGAAGATAAATAAATGGTGACGATATATAATTAAATCAAAGGTTGCAAAAAATTAAAAAATATTATATAATACGATCTGTTTTTAAAAAAATCCAAAGGAAAGGAATAATAATATGAAAAAAACAATAGCAATCATCGTGGCGGCAGTCGTGGTAGTATTAGCATGGCTATTTTGGCCATCAAAACCAGCTGAAGCATCTGAGATTGAAGTTGGCAGTGCCCAAGTGGAATTCTACGGTACTTTGAACTACAAACTCAGCAACGACGAGAATTCAAGTGGTAACACTTATACCAAAGCCGAAAACAACGGTTCAATTCTAGGAGTGAATGTGTCTGAATCAATCACAGACGGCATTTCTGGTTTTGCTACAGTTGAACTAGGTTTAGATGCTGATGACAGCAACAACAATCCATTAGACTCAAGACTGGCTTTTGCTGGTATTGACTTTGGAACAATTGGTGCCATTTCAGCAGGTAGACAAGCATCACCATTCACATCAAATGTATCTGGTCACACAGACGTGTTTGAAGTGTACGGTTCAGGTGCAGACCAAAGTTTATTTGTACGTGACACAAACACTATTGCATACAGCAATAAAGTTGGTGCACTGACATTTGATGGTTTGGTCAAAATAGATGGCTCAACAGGTCAAGACGGTATTGATGTGCAAGAAGGCACAGTGTCAATATCAGAAGGCATGGTTTCAGCATCAGCAGGTGCTTCAAGAGACAGAGTCAATGATATCAACTATTATGGTGCAGGTGCCACAGTGGATCTAGAAATAGCCACAGTTGGTTACACTCACACTATCAAAGATGCGGCAACAGACGTTACTGCCAATGAATACATTGTGTCAAAAACAATTGATGCAACCACATTCACAGGCGGCTACGGCAAAGTTGAAGATTCAACAGCCTACTACACAGCAGGTGTATCTCACAACTTTAGCGAACAGTTGTCATCATATGTGGAATATCAACAGCAGGACAACACCGGTGCCACACTGGACACTGAAAGTTATTCAGCTGGTATCAAGTTCACATTCTAATACATTCTAATACATTGTGATAAAAACATTAAAGCCCGCTCCGGCGGGTTTTTTTGTGGCTGTTATGAATTACTGATAATATTAGTTAATGTTTTATTTGCTGTGCAATGCAATAAACACACTGTACATTTGTCATGATGACCAGCAAAACTGTCAGGCAACCATTTTGTATAGAGATCATGTTCAAGCATGTCGAGGATAGTGTTGCTTTTACTGAGTTGATTGAAATTTAATTTGTACATTTTATCAAACATGGCACTCCAATCTTTCCATCTGCTTCTACCATATTTCCAATTACCTTCATCTTCTACAGCCCAAAAACAACAAGGCCACAGTTTGCCCCATTGATCCACAAACAGATAACCTTCTTTGGTTGTTCTACAGTCTATGGAAACAGATTGATCTTGATCCAGTGTGTGCCATGATTTGGCTTGTTGTTCTATTTTTGCAGGGTCACTAGCTTCTGCTGGTTTTATGGTAAAACCTTGTTGTTTGATTTTTTGATCCACTTTGTTTATTTTGGGTGAATATTTTTTAGAGTTCACATTTATTGTGCTGTCTGGTTTTGAAAAACGATTGCTCACAACAGTGGAGAACTGTGTGAATCCCATTTTTTTAGACAGCTCACGTGCCTGCTCCACTTGATGCTGATTGTGATCAAATATGATGTACTTCCATTCAGCCTGACCTCCAGCATCTATAAACGCCTGTGCGTTGGCCATTATGCGATCAAAGTCAGTGTTGATTCTGTACAATGCATTTGTGTCTGCCAACCCATCGATGCTGAATCTTATTGTGAAATTGTTTTTGTGTGCCAGTCTACGATAGAATTCTGGTGTTCTTGCACCACCGTTTGTTTCCATAAACACATCTTTGTAGTACTGCAACCCAATGTCTATTATTTGTTCTATGTTGGCATGACTGACTGCATCGCCAGTGGTACCACAGAATGATGCTGTGATGTTGCCAGCATGTGAACCCAATCCCTGTGCTATGGTTTCAAACAGTGCAGGCGATATGCTGGTCAAATGCAATTGATTTGTATCTCCACTGTGTTGCCATTCCAACATCTGTGTTCTAGCACAACCCGGACAACCTGCGTTGCAACGATTTGTTATGTTGAATTCTATGTAGTTGATCTGTTCCGGAGCAATCATTCTATACGTATTTATTGATTATGTAAATACTGTTATGAACAAACAACAAGTGTTAGACAGTTTAAAACAGTTGATTCCTTATCGCAAGTATCAAAACGAAGGCCATGAAGCAGTGCATATTGCTGACACCATAGGACCCGATCGTGTGTTCAACGACAGATCCATCTGTGCTTTGATCAGTGCTATCCATGAAATCACTGACGATCCAGACATCAAGCAGTTGGCACTGGAAGCCATATGGATGTCAGGTCGTATGCACAAATCCATACGTGAAGCCAAACACAGCAATGACATATGGCCCGATGTTCTTCGCGACGATTAACCACACAAGGCCCTGCCTTGTGTATGTGCGGAGTTTACTCTGCACTTAGGCCTCTCGGCGGTTATCAGGAGTAAGAGGCATCCAATTTCCTTTATTCTACTAGATCGGGCAGGCCAACGGTGCAAGAGATATCTCTCAAATCTAGTCAACCGCACACAGGCTACTCAGAATACCTTCTAGTCTAGAAGTCATGATCCAGATTCCATAGATTTCAGTCACTGTTGTCACAGTAGTCAAAAGTACTAACCCTGCTGTCAGACTTGCTGTAAGGTGCTTAAAATGTGTTTAAAAGGTGTTTTTAACGTGTATATATGCTAGATCATTCTTCACAGCCTCTCAACGGTGGGTCACGCTCAGGAGGGCGTGGTGGGTTTCCGCGGCGTTTTCACATACATTGCTCTCTTACAATAAACGGGGTCACATACAATTGGTCGTATGCTATTTGCTGAGCCTGTTGACAATACGATCATGTGATGACACTTTTTCAGTTATCACATATCCTTTGGCTCCGTTATATGGGTTCTGCATATAACTTTCATTAGTCCAATAGTGTTTTAAGAAAACAAAATTGCCATCAGATAGTTTTGTTGGATACCAAGCAAATGCTTTCTTCCATCTTGATCGCAATTGTGGAAGATTCATAAATTGAAAACTAAATTTTCCAACTTTTCAATTGGTCTTTAGTAGGCTTCATTGGTTTGAGCTTTTCTATTTTGCCACCTTTTTCCAAAAACTTTTTCATCTTTTCATCTAATTGACGTTGCAGTTCTTCTGGTGATGGTTTTACATAGTCTCTTTTAATTGTCATAGCTTTTTATTATTTAGTGTGCTGAGTGTGGCTTCCACAATTTCTTCAATTGAATATTTGCCATACATCTTTTTTTCTAATTCTTTATCTACTTTTTTGTAATTGCCTTTTTCTGGAATAACATGTCTAACTCCGCCTCTTGGGTCTTCCATGTCTCCTTTACGTCTTGGAATCAAATGCACATGTGGCCACATCACAGTTTGCCCTGCTTCTGCTCCAATGTTCTGTCCTATGTTGTAACTGTCACAATAACCTTTTTGTACCCAATCATAACCCCAAGCATAGGCGGCCTTGTAGCATTTACTTAAATGTTCCCAGTCTTCTACTTTAGGAACAAACAACACATGACCTTCTGTGACCGGAAATCCATCTTTGAACACTGTGTAATCTCTAGTGTCTATCACAACGTCTTTCCAAGGTATGTCTTTGAATTCCATTATTCAGTTACCTCAATTATCTTTTCTATTCTAAAAGCTCTCCAACCTTGAGCATTCACATCCCATACACTCAATGTTTCAAGTTTTGGTTCTTTGTTGTTCTGTTTGCTTTGAACTTTGGCTGGTTCTGGTAACAAACTTTCTTGTAGAGTACAAGTCATTTCTCTAAACTCTCCATTTAGTTTGTTAAATTTAACAGTTATTGTTCCTTGTTTTAATTTTTCAATCAGTTCAGATCTTTGTTTTTTAATTTGTTCTATGTTCATGATAAGTCATACTCAAAATTTTGTGTTTCTTCATTGATATGTATTTGCTTGGCTCCATGCCTAATATGAAAGTGTGTAGCCATTGGTGTTAACGGTGACAGTGTAACTAACCTATCAATCAAAGGATCTTTTTTACACTGTTCTTTTAATTTTTTAATAATTTCTTTGCCTGCTCCTCTTTTTCTACTCCACACAGTGTAAGCAACAGCCACATTCTTTTTGTATAGTGTTGAATCAATTCTTGACATGTAATCCATTTCTCTCACAGTGTAAGGTATTTCAGGACAAAAAGCAACACACACAATTGCTTCAACTTCATTTTCGTATTTCAATCCAAATATTTTTCTATCATTTGTGATTCTAAATCCCAATGTGAGTTCAGGCCTTACTGGATCTTCTGACACATCAATGTCATCTAGTTCAACCAGCTCTGTGCCTTTGACCCATTTAAAAAAATCATTTATGTTGTCTTTGAACTTTTTCATACTATTTTTTTTCTTCTCTTTTTGAATTTTGTGTTGTTAACTCCTGGATTGTCTCTGATCCATTTTTCCAGTGCAATACGTTTTGTTTTGGCTTCTTCCCAAATTTTGTTTCGTTTTTCTCTGTAAATCTGTATGTCTTCATCAGTGTGATATCTTTCTTTGTCTGTGAGAATATTCCATTCTTTCCTGGTCATTTTCATTCTTGTCTGACACACTGGCGCACTCATGTAGACCCATTTTGTTCCTATCACTACCCACAACATACGCAGGCCACACAATGCAAACTTGTTGTCCCATAACCCAACTTGCCATCGTTCTGCTTTTTGCCATTTTTTTGCTTTAGGAGGTTGATAAACCGACAACTAAATTCTCCGCTATCTGTTCTGGATTTACTCCGGTTTTTTGTTTAAGTTTTAAAATGATATTTTCAATGTCTTGTTCTGACTGATGTCCTTTTACAGTATCGCCTGCCATTGTGATACCTGATACTTCAACCATTTTACCATTGTCATCAAACATTCCTATTTCATACAATCCATCTTTGTAACCATATGATCCTGAATGTTTGATTATACTCAAAGTCAAGTGTCCAAAATTGATTTTTGCTGATATTCCATCTAAATAAGATTCAAATTTGATATCGTTAAATTTCATTTGTTTTCCTTTTGTTTTGTTATAATATATAACAAAATACTAATATTGTCAACCAATTAAGAGTCTTTGAATAGTTGGCCTGCCCGGAGAGATTCGAACTCCCGACCCACGGTTTAGAAGACCGTTGCTCTATCCAACTGAGCTACGGGCAGATTATTATCAACTATGTATTTGGTCTTCTCTCTTAATTAAAATGTATAGTAACTATAACACAAATAGATTATGTGTCAACCTGTTTCAGGTATTATTTGATATCTTTGTCTGCTTGATTAAACTCTTCTGTGATTTG